AAAGCAACATCATAATATTCATAACCTAACTCATAACTTGTAATATATGGACTTGTTGAATATACATAAATGCCTATAGCAAATGTTCCAAGGCTTGTACTCAATTCAGAAAAGTCAAGCATGTTAGGACTTATGCAATAAAATGCACCAGAGTCTGAGGATATAGGCAGTCCTTTTATTTTTGTTACGCTACTATTTATAAAAGGCTCATCTAAAACATCTGTAAAACTTTCTACAGTACAGCCTTCGGTTGCCCAGTTATAAATGTTTCTATTTGCATTTGTGATTAAAGAAACATAGTCAGCAGAATCATCTAACGACCACAGCGCTATTGGATGTTCAGAAAATGCTTTATCTGCGTATAAGTTTGAAACAATAGACATTATGGGTCTATTTTATCATACTACGAGATTTTTATTTCGCAAGCATCTGTAGTACAGTACATTTCGCCCTGTGCCTCTAGATTTTCAGCACCGTCATAAATAGCGGACCAATCAATCTTTTTAATTTGTCCTATATAACTATCATATTCTTCTTTAGTTATTTGAGTATATGGTTGCTGAGGATAAACTGTATTTCCCATAGGCAAAAATGAAACAGCCTTTAGTTGTCCCTCGTACATATGGAGCGCAGGCGCAACATGCTTTGCTTCAGTTTCTTTGTCAAATGAAAGCGTTACAGACACGCCATTATCTGACCAATATTTCTGAGCAGTAGCAGCAAGCGCAATCTTCTCAAACAATGTAACATCTTTTTCAGATCTTGGATGTCCAGAGTGAACTGGGAAATATACGACAGTTGTATTCGCAGATACAAGGTCAGCCTCCATCTTATATCCAGCAGCCTTGAACAAGTGAATCATTGGGTCAGTATTCCCAAATCGAATTGCTCTCAAGAAATAATCTCCGCCTGGTGCCCAGTGAACTCCTGGCGTTGCGCCAGAAAGAATTGATACAGACCCTGATGGCTTAACAGTTGTGACTCTAATGGACTCACGAACACATAACCATTCAGAATAAGAATGATCATACTTACGGATAGTCTTATATCCTTCGTCCATCCATTCACGCACAACAGGCAAGCCAAACTTGTCTGAGAATGATGCAATACCTGTAAGCGATGTGCCAATACGACGATTACGCTGCATAATTCCATTTGTCTGTTGCCAATGTGTTGGAATCAAAGTTACTGTCTTACCATAGAGATAAGCAAACTTGAGTGTCCGTAGGAAGTCTTCCTTAGATTCATGACGATTTAAATGTACCTCGACCAAGGTGCACAATTCGTATGATTCCAATGGCTGCTCCGCACACGGATTGAAGCCCATAACACGATAGTCTTTGCCATCCTTTGGATCTGCTAAACGACCATAGTTACGTGCTACATCAAGCCAGATAAATCCTGGTTCTCCGTTATTAACGATTAGGTCTACGTAGTCTTCGTACTTTGTACCTACCGTCGCAGCAATGGAGTTATTAGACATCCATGCCCAACCTGGATTTTCTGGATCAAATGAATTACGCTCTGGAAAAACCTCAGCGTTCTTCAAATTCATAAAATCTTTATCTTCTGCTGCACCCAAAGCCAAAGTAGCAGATCGTCTTACATTTCCTGATACCACACAAGTACCAATAAGGTTTACGATATCTACTATTGCTCTTGAGTCAAGGGTTTCTCCTGCTCTACCGCCGATTACAGCCTTGATCTGCTTGTGCAACTGTATAAGTGGTGCAGGACCGCTTGCTGTACCGCCAAAACCCTTAATGGGGGCACCTAAAGGCCTAATGAGGTCATAGTTAAACTCCTGAATATACATATTTGGCTTTAAGTATGAGTTAATAAGTAATCTAACAGACTCTACCCAGCCTTCACGAGTATCTGGTATTTCGTATATTTGTGGTGGTTCTGTAGGATCATAAATAGGTAGATTTTTCTCCCCGCCCAAAGTATCAAAGCCTACGCCTACGCCCATCATGAGGGCATCCATTACCCAACCAAATAGTTGCCCTGGATCGTTACGATCTATGTCCTTTGTGGAAACCATAGCGCAATTCTGTAGAGCAGCCGAGTTTTTCTTTTCCATAGTAAGGGCTGTTCCAAAAGACCATAAGCCTCTTCCTGGTGGAGTCCACTTCAATTCAAATAAACGTTGGTAGGCCTCTTTAGCAGATGCTTGAGCCTTATAGTCATTCCAAGGTAGTCTGTTTTCTTTTGCGTGATTCTTCTGCGCTGAATACATACCCTCGATTACTCTACGACAAACCTCATGCCATCTTTCCTTAGTCCCATCTTCCTTCATACGGGAGTAGGTACGAATAAACGTAATCTCTCCTAATGAATTGCCACCTGCGTCTGTGAAACCAAATGGTGGTTCCTTTGTTTTATACTCATTTATAAACTCTTCAGACAAGCGAAAACTAAAAAAATCAGACATGTATTTCTCCTAATTAAAAACTGTAATTACTCAAGTATACCAGAGTTTTTGTTTTTATCAAACTCTAATGTTATTATTGAGGTTTATGGTTTAGTGAATCCAATGTTGTGGAACCATATACTTATAACCACTCTTAACTAAATGTGCTGTGTGGTGATATGGTGGTGACGGTGGAAACACTATAATACTTCCCGCTTTTGGCTTTACATAAAAAGTATAGTTTCCATTTTCCTTTGCTATATCAAAGTCTGGTTCTGGACTAGCATTTTTTAATACACCCTCTGGTGATGCAATTGTAAAAGAAATTTCTCCACCCTCGTAATCGTCATTTAGGTACATAACAAAAGAAACCTTGAGTCTTTCATCACCCTCTTGTTGATCAAAATGTGCACCCATAAATGTTCCAGCCATATACTTCTTAATTGGATATACTGGAAAAAGTTTTGGCTCTTCTTTTATTCCCTGCGCTGATGCGTAATCTCTTGCTACGTCATCAAATGCTTTTTGTAATGTTTTGTAAATATAATCATTTTTTTCATCTGCGCCGTCTGATGAAGCAATATTTTTGTCTGTCCCGTAGACATAATGCTGACCACTGCATGCCATCCATTCGCCCCATGGATCTTGATTGTCTTTTTCAATTGCCTCAACAAGTTTGGCAGGTTCTTCAATTACATTTGTGTAATAATAAACCTTTTCTTCAAGTATCTCTCTATCCATTTTTATCTCCTAGTATTTATTATTTTCATAAAAGCCTTTAACTTTTATAAATCCAACTAAAACATATCTTATTGGTCCTGCTCCTACATGCCTTACGCCATGCTCGTATTCTTCGTTTCCTGGAAATACAAGTAACTCTCCTGGCTTTGGTCGTAAATCTAGATCTTTATTTTTAAAAAAAAGTGTCCCGTCAGTGTAGTCATCATTAAGATATAGTATAGCAGCATATCTAATTGATGGGTCTGTGTGTTGATCTGTATGTGATTTTAATTGTACTCCTTCTTGCATTCTTTGGAGTGTTGCAAATCCAGTTAACTCTAAATCTTTATGATTTATTTCAATAAGCCTATGCATTCTAGATTGTAATTTATTAGAAATTGGATGGATACTAATATCTAAATTTTTGTCATCCCAGTCTTTGGTAATTTCATATTTTCCTTCTTTAACTAAATTTTCTACATCGTCTCTTCCAAATTTTTCTAAACAGAATCTAGCAAGACTTTCTCTATATGCCTTAAACCAAACCTCTTCTGGTGTGCTATCAATAATGCCAAGCATTGTGCTTAATTCGTCTTTAGAAATAAAATTACGAACTAAAAGGATTTCTTCAAAAACTTTTTCTGTTTCAAATCCTGCATCGTTAAATTCTTTTTCTAAAAATAACATTTTAGTTTCCCACCTTATACTGTTTGCCTTGTTGGTCTATTTTATATCCCTTTTTTAACAACTCTTGCCATTCGGCTCTTTCAATTTCTTGCTTGGCTCTTGTCTCTTTCATTTCTTCTGCCCAGGCATCCCTTAATTCTTGCGGATATGCATCTTCTTCTCTATCATCCCAAAAAGAGCCAATAGTATATCTAGTACCGCTTTCTATTAAAGTTACCTCGTGCATATTATTAAATCCACCATCAAATGCTGCAAGCATTCCAACCTTTGGCCTGATACTTATGTTTTGGTCTGGAAACTGTAACAAACCGCCTTCAAAATTATCGTTTAGGTATAAAAATGCAGCATACCTACTTCTAGTAAATGCACCAGACTTTCCATGCTCGTCTGTATTGTCAGAATGAATTCTTGCATATGCGCCTGGCTCCCATTTTTGAGTATGGTACCCTATTTGAGAAATTATTTTTGGATCGAGATCATGAACACTTGCGACTGCATCAATAATGCCCTTTTTCATTTGTGAAAAAATATCTGCAGGCAAGCCCTCTGCAAGAACATGCTCATCATTGTCCTGTGGAAGAACAGACGAATATGATTCATAAAAAGATATAGGCATCCAGTTTATTGTTCCTAGTTCTGCGTGTTTATCTAAAACTTTTATAAGTTTTGCAGAGGTTTCTGCATCAATAAAGTTTTCATAAAGAACTATGTCTTTGGTTAATCTTTTTTTATTATCTAAGTTCATCCTTGTCTCCTTATGCCATTTTCTGGATCCCATGCTTTTATTACTTCGTCATTAGGAAAAATTCTATAATATTCTTTTGTAGAATCTGGCTTTATCTCTCCTGTATGTTCTAATATTTCCCAAAAAAATGGACAGGTGTATCTTATTCCACTTTTAATTTTTGTTACTCCATGCACATAATTCATATCTCCTGGGAAAAAGTATGCCGACCCTCTTTTAGGTTTAAACTGTATTCCTTGATTTGGGAAATACAATTCTCCACCTTCATAATCGTCATTAATATAAAACAAACTTGCTATATCATAATTAGGAAAGTCATTTGGTGTTCCAGCATCTTCGCCCTGATGCAACTCTTTATCTGCATGTGGCATTTGGAATTGTCCTGGATTCCACTTTACAATTGTTTGACCTG